GACGAAAGCTCCCGTTAATTCGTCAACTGCAAAAGGAGTAACAGACGCAAACTTTGTAATTTGAGCTAAGGCTAATTGTGCTTCAGATTCACTACCTAAGGTATTTGAAAGTATAGCCTCAAATTTTTGGAACTTTGCAGTTGTGTCTAGCACTGCTTTGCCAAAACTAATTACCGCACCAATCGAAAAAGCAGCAGCAATTCCTGACAGAGCAGAAACCGCCAACGCATTTAACTTACCAAAGCTTCGCCCTGTGTCCGAAAGGTTCCGATCAGTTTCTCTGAGCCGCCTAGTTAACTGGCTGGTGTTGGCTCCTATTTCTACGTCAATTCTAGGATTTGACATTCTTGAATTTATTTACTGTTTCCAATGTTTTGCGAGCATTCTCGTAGTCTTTGGGTTTTGACCAATTAATTTCATCTTTTTCATCCCAAGCAAAAGGTATTTCTTTTGCAATATTATAAGACTTCGGAGCGTAAGGGGAAACCATTAGCCCCACAAATCTCCTATCAAGTTCCATTTTTTCTTTTATGTCGATTTCGTGACCGTAGACCAGCATATCAATTTCAGAATTTGACAAAATAAAAAGGTCTTGATAAGGGATTTTTAACCGCCCAACCAAGACCATAAAATATTCTCTAATTGTGTTTATCTCTACTTTTTTTTTGGAGTATTAGCAGTCTCATTTAATTGCTTAGTCAATTTATCAAGCTCCAAAACAATATTAATTTCCGCATCCAATAAATTACCTAAGTCTATAAATTCCTGCCCGTCTAAAAATAGCTGAAACTGATCCAAACTATATTCAGATTTTACAGAATCTTTTAGGCACCCCATCAAGTAGCATTTATGCGCTAAAACGTGCCAATGCTTGTAGGTCATCCCCTTACTTATAATTTGAATCCAAGTTAATCCAAAATAAGCCTCCCACTCACCAATAGCCCCTTTATTAAGAAAAAAAGCAAGTTCGCCAAGTCCAGTTATACTAAATCTAATCATATTTAAGTCGCTGTTACCACCTCTGGAACACCTGAAATATCAAAGGTTCCCGAAAATGTGATTTGTGTGTTTCGTTCGGCTGTAAGCTCCAAAGCATTTAGCTGAGAATCGAAAAGGAAATACTTTTGACCCACTGTTTTGTCTCCAAAGATAGTAGTAAAAACTTTTCCTAAATCTTCGTACAAATCGAAATAAGAATAAGCTGCAGCCGGATCGCTTCCAAAATCTACGTCACCTGTAAAGGCAAAAGAACCGGACTTGTCTCCACCTTCAAGCCTTACACCCCAATCTCCAGAGCAGTTATTTCGTACTGTAATACCTTCATTAGTCAACGATAGCGAACCTGATACCTGACAAACCACAGGCAAGCCCCTCCACTGAAATACAAAAGATTTACCTAATTTGTGTGTTGCCATGATAAATTTCTATGATTGAATAATAATATGACTAAATGTAATCCTTTTTCTGAATACTACCAAAGATTGACCGGGTTCAACAAATGAGGTGCTCGCCACCTTGGTAGTTGATAGCACCTGAATAACCGAGTTATCAATATTAATTGATTGACCGTTTAGTAGATTTATCTGTGTTTGAATCTTATCAGAAATCATTTCGCTTGCAAGTCTTGAGCCCGAACCATTCGGAAACTTTGTGATTATATCGAGCGATATTGTTGCGGTTTGCCTGAATGTTGAAAAGTTGTTAGAAGTCTCAACCTCGTTTTGATCTGTAATTAGAATATAAGCCTGACTAGCCCGATAGGTTGCTATTTGCTGATTTGGGTTTACCATTTCATCCAAAACAGGAATCGTAACACCCTCCAATACTAATGGATTGAGTAATTCCAAGTAAGCAAGCCTTAGCAGGTTTGAAACTTCTTTCATAATTATCTAATAGCGTTTGAAATATTAGTGTTCAAATCAGAAACTAAATTAGATGTATTTCTAATCCATGCAGGGAATAAAAACGGCCTCCCCCTCAATGTCCCTAAACCGTTCTTGAAAAAAGTCATCGCAATGGCCCGCATTTCTGAGGTATAGCCCGGACCATTCAATATTTGTACCGCGCTTTGTCCAGTGCCAAATTCCGCATACGCGTCAAAGTCCTGTGTACCTTGAATACCGATTACAAATGTAAGACCATTGTTTGAAGCTACCTTGTCAATGCGCTGCTTTAGATTTAGAATGATTCCATCGACTTCTGAATCCAAAGATGTTCCTGAAATACTGCGTGGAGCTGCGTTTTTTGCCTCAAAATCAATAGCTGAAGCTGTTGAGGCCAAGGTTCTTTTTGCTGCATCAATGGCAAGTGACCCCCTGTTATTAATATCTCGCAAAGCTGCATTTAAACCTATGACCCGAACTGACATAATTATAATGTTGATCCTGTAATGATATATTCCCGATGTTGTCGCTCATCATTTTCCTGAATTGACTTTATTTGAATATCCTTACCCTTGTACGTTATTCTCATTGAAACCGTTGGAATGAATGAATTTCTGTATTGAATCCTAAAGGTATAAATCAATGGTAGCTCCATTTGACCAGCCTCAGTAATATTGAAAGCCTTGGTAATCTTGACCGCTGCAAAGGTTGTGATCAGATTTACGAAATTAGGGACAGTACCGCCAAACCCATCAGAAATGTTTTGGAATGACTTGAAATTAATCTTTTGGTCGTAGCTCCCTGATTTCATCCTATGAATGAGTGTCTATATTTATTTTCCTTATTGATCGAACCGTTAACAGCCATATTTATTGCCTGTGTGGTTCCATTTTCCCGATAGCTATACCCTGTAGCAACACGCATAAGAATCGATAGTTTAAGATCGGCAGGCAAAAAAGAATATCCAGCCTCATACCTATAATCCTTATTTTCATCTTCTTGCTCCCAGAATTTAGATTCGACATAGGGCAATATGGGGTATATTTTCTCATGATCCGTATTACCTGTAATCTGAATAGTTTTCAGTCCGTAGGCTCTACCTGTGTAGTTCTCAGACTCAGTTCGTGCTGCAATTATGAGTAAACTAATAAGCGAATCCCAATCGGGATAGTCTATCTGTAAGAAAGATTTAGCCTCCTCTAAACTTACAGGTTCATTTGCTAGATCTGTTATTACTTCAATTTGTAGCATGGTTCTGCTGTTTTGGTTTGGTAAATATACTTATTTTTTTGGAGCTTCTGGTAGAGGCATCCAATGAGTAGCGTCTACTATGCAATATAAGCCCTCGCCATTGTCATCAAATGATCCCAATCTATTGTAAACAAATCCTGACAAAACCACACCGTTAAAAATAATGCATTCTTGATACAATTCAGGCTTTGTGTCTTTTAGTAGAATCCATCCATCCGAAACCACCGTATCAATGGCTGATACTAAATCTGTCGAATATCCATGTCCGAATAATTTTATCCACTCATTAAACCTAACCAGTATCTCTCTAGCTTCTTTAATATTCATATCGCTCTTTAGTTTAATTACCCATAAATCTAATCAATTTTAACCAAAAAAAAGCCCCCGATTTCTCAGAGGCTCCCAATCTATTTTTTTACTTAATGCTAGACTGCTGAATCTAGTTCTGCAATCGCATTTACAAGCAATCCCTTAACCAATACTTGCGTATCGTTAGCGGATACAAACTGAACTAGCTCCTGCTCAACCAATACTGTTTTCAGGTTATTGATAAAATCGTCTCCCGACATTTCAATTTGTACGGTCATGTTACCGGTAAACCCTACGTTAATCACGCTCAAGTCACCGCCCATGAAATCAAATGATCCCAAGTTTGCTTCTGTACGAATCAAAGGCACTCCGAAAGCGGAAACCTCGCCTTGCGCGTTGATCGTAACCCCTGCCGGTACGATGTACCTGCCATCAGCGTCCTTTGTGGATAGCAGCACATCAACAATACCGCCTTTTACATAGATACCGTTCGTAACTCCTGAAGCTTTCCGAACCTGTGAGATAACACCCAACATCACATCCCATCCGGTAGGGCTTGCGACCTTACCATTTAAATCTCCTCCTGTGAATAATGTAGCGTCTAGCATTACACCTTTCAAATTGTTACCGGTTCCATCTCCTGTAAAGAGCTGGTTTTCTGTAGCAATATCAACGCGCTTCATCATGAAGTTTTGAATGTGCGAAACCAACTGAGGCAAGTATCTTAAAAACTCTGTAGTGATTTTTGAGTAAACAGGTATTTTTTTAGCTTTTCTATTTCTTTCCTCAAATCTTACTCCAATCTCGGTTTTTTCAGCTGCTTCCGCAATGAAAATCGGTGTACCTGTGGAATCCACCATCTCCATCCACATCGCTATCGGATTATCCATCGCCAAAGATGCCTGAGAAACCCTTGTCAAATAAGATGTTATTCTAGTACGAATATCAGATATGATCCCCGTGTTTTGAGTGATCGAAACCTGAGAGGCGGAGCCACTTGCTTCTACGGTAGTATTAAGCCCAATCGCTTTTAGATTCAAGACCAAAGGCCCTGTCATTCTTCCACCTGCTGACAAAATAGAATCTATTTCAGCTTTCTTTTCTTTTGCAGCAATGTAGAAAGAATCTTCAAAGCTCATTTTCTTTACTTCTACCTTGGCTCCAGGCTTATTCATGTTTGCAGAAAGCGTGTTTAGATCCTTTCGCAAAGCCTCCAACTCAGTAGCGTTCTTTGTACTTGCATCCTTATTTAACGCCAATTCTGAAATAATACCATTGGCTTTTTCAAATGCTTCAACTGCCTTTGCTTGCGCTCCCTCTACATTTGCTTTTAATGCGATCTGAGCGTCTTGTATCTCTTTCTTTAATAGTTCAAAGTCCATTTTTAGGATTTTAGAATGTTAATTAATGATTTATATTGATCGGCTTCTAATTCCTTCAAAGTGTCTTTAGACGGCTTTAATAGTAATTCAAGTGATTTAAATTCTAGTTCTAACTTACTAAGTGTTTCATCTGTGCAATCCGAAGTCTGCAAGAATCTTTTTAGTTTTTCAAGGTAAAAAAATGCGTCTGCCTCGCTTTTTAGGTCTATTCGTGTTGTGTCCGGGTTCATACCAAGAAACTGAATAGCCGAAACCTCTAATAGCATTACTTCTTTCAGAATGTTTGCCTTTCGATTCGGATCGTACATTTCCTTCATGGTAACGTAGCCGTAAGAATGCTGGTTAATAATTCCAGACTCAACCATTTTGACAAAATCAACCCCTTGGTTGTGGGTTCCTGCTTTCATCTCATAGCTCGCTGTCTGAGCATCTTCGTACACATCAGTAAGAACACCGGGAACCATTTTTTTATCGTGATCTAAAAGGAATTTCATCAGCCTAGATCCTTTAGGGCCGCGCTCCATGATTGACTTGGCAAAAACTCCCTGCTCCGATATGTCGCCCCCTAAGTCTTTGCTATTGTGCTTTGCAAATTGACCCGTAACAATTCCCTGCTTTAAATCAACATCCTTAAAACCTACATCAAGCCCT